ATATTAGTGAATACCTTTTATTATAGTGTTCACTAGGTATTCACTACTATTCACTAATATAAAATTTCAAATAATCTATAAAAAATCCTTTTTTCTTTTACTCGCCTGATTAAAAAACAATCAATTAAATTTAGCTTACCTATCGTATCTTTTCGTAGCTAATCTATTGAAATTTAAGCTATTTACTTTAGTTTTCAGGTGATTATATTGTTCTATGGGCTTTTTATAAGCCGTCTTAATTAAGGCTACCCAAAAGGACAGATTATGATTATCCACGATCAGATTAGAACTGAAGTTATCAGTGTTTTAACACCCTTATTAAAAAATAAAATCAGCCGTTTCTTTAATGGTCGATTGGTTGCATTAAACGCAACAGAACAATGTCCGGCATTATCTATCTATTTAGAAGATATTGGCGCTCAAGAAGTATCAATGTGTGATGGTGAATTTGATGCACTTTTGAATGTTGCTATCTACTTGAAACCGAATAGTGGAGAAGGCGAATTAGACGATATTGCGGAAACGGTTCGCCTTGCTATCCGTAATAATGAATTCAACTTTTTAAATGATACTTCTTTAAAAGGTTATCGTTATGATTATGACGAAGAGCAAGCAACATGGATTAGTGCGACTGTTCAATTTGCCGTTTCTTATGATGATTAAGGATTAGAAAATTATGTTTAAAAAACTTTTAGAATTACGCCAACAAAAGGCAGCTAAAGTCGCAGAAATGCGCGCTATGCTTGAAAAAGCAGAAAAAGAAAACCGCTCTTTAGATGAAACCGAAACGGCAAACTTTGAAGCGGTAAAAGGTGAAATTAATCAATTAACTGATGAAATCACCCGTTATGAAACCGTAGCAGATGAAGAACGCAATCTTGCCGGCAATGTAAATCCGGTAGAACAGCGCAGCGCAAAACAATTCTCAAATGATGAATTGCGCCATTACATTAAAACAGGTGAACTACGTAACCTTACCACGGCCAATGGAGAAGATGGCGGCTATTCCGTGATCCCTCAATTAGACAAAGAAGTCATGAAACGCTTAACCGATGATAGCGTAATGCGCCAAATTTGTAATGTGGTGCGTTTGCCTATTGGTGCGAAAGAATACAAAAAATTAGTCTCCGCCGGTGGCGCAGTAGTGGAACATGGTGAGGAAGGTGTTGCGCGTAATGGTACGGCAACGCCAAAACTTCATGAAGTCACCATTGCATTAAATTCTATCTATGCTTATCCGAAAACCACACAAGAGATTTTGGACTTCTCAAGCATTGATGTTTTAGGTTGGCTAACTGATGAAATTTCAGAAACTTTCACCGAAACCGAAGAAGTGGATTTAACTTCCGGTGATGGATCTAAAAAATCAAAAGGTTTACTGACTTATGAGCGCACAACCGAAAACGACAAAGTGCGCGCCTTTGGTAAATTACAGAAATTAGAGGTTGCCGGCGCAGATAAAATCACGGCAGACACACTAATTGACTTGTTCTATACCCTTCATAGTAAATACCGTAAAAATGCCGTTTGGGTGATGTCTTCTACTATTGCTGCTGCATTGCAGAAACTCAAAAATAAAAACGGTGATTTTATTTGGCGTGATGGTTTAACTGTTGGTGCACCTTCTACCCTTTTGGGTCGCCCTGTTTATTTCCTCGAAACGATTCCAGCGGGTGGTGCAAATGAAGCCGTGTTAGCTTTCGGTGATTTTAAACGCGGTTATTTCATTGTCGATCATGAAACAGGCGTAAGAACCCGACCGGATAATTTAACCAAGCCGGGCTTTTATAAGGTCCACACCGATAAATATTTAGGTGGTGGCGTGGTTGATTCTAATGCTATCAAATTGATTGAAACCACAGCATAAACCACAAGGGGCGAAGAAAGCCCCTTTTTTGCTTAATAGGTCATGTATGAGTAAAGAATTTGAGATCCGTTCTTCCACACTTTCAACGGATAAAGAAAATCAAAAATTAGTCGGTTATGTGGTTCGGTGGAATAGCCCCTCGGAAGTCCTATATTGCGATTTTGTCGAGCAATTTAGCCCGAATGCCTTTACAGAGAGTTTAAGCAGTAGCGATGATGTGAGAGCGTTATTTGAACACGATCACACGAAACTATTAGGACGCACCAGTGCGGGAACATTGAAACTTGAAGAAGATTCTATTGGTTTGCGTTTTGAACTTACCCCACCTGAAACTACGCTCGGAAAAGATTTATTAATTAGCGTAGAACGTGGTGATATTCGAGGAATGTCTTTCGGTTTTTGGGCCAAAGAAGAAAAATGGAATTTTGACACCGAACCTTGTCAACGCACGGTAAGCAAAGCTGAACTATTTGAGATCACCGTAACAAGCATTCCGGCATATCCGGAAAGTAGCGTAGAAATTGCTAAGCGCTCGATGGTGGCCGCCAAAGAAAAAACACAATCAAAACCGACCGCACTTTTTAAACAATGGCTTGATGTGGTGGGGGCTTAATATGTGGAATCCATTTAAACGAAAAGAACAACGTAGTGCGCCCATTGCTATTGATGAACTTCTCTCTTACTTAGGCGTATCTAATACCGGTGCAGGTGAATTTGTCAGCCCACAAACAGCCGAAGCCTTGCCGGCAGTGATGAATGCGGTCACGGTGATTGCCAAAGCGGTCGCGTCTATGCCTTGTTATTTGTATCGATTAAAGGACGATGGCCGAGAACGAATTTATAAACATCCGGTAGATTATTTATTAAATGAAATGCCGAATCGTAGCCAAACCCCGTATCAGTTCAAATATACCACGATGCGCCATTGTCTTTTAACTGGCAATGCTTATGCGGTGATTGGGTGGGATAGCAAGGGCGAACCAATCAGCTTAATTCCTTATCCGCCAAGTTCGGTTAATATTTATCGTAAAGTCGGTGGTGAATATATTTATCAAATCATTGATTTAGACGGTAAGACCACAAACTATTTACAAGATGAAATCTTGCATTTGCGCCATTCTTCCCTTGATGGATTTATGGGACGTTCGCCGGTAACAATTTGTCGTGAAACAGTGGGATTAGGATTAGCCCAACAGAAACACGGATCAGCCATTATGAAAAACGGATTGATGGCTAGCGGTTTAATTACAACAAAAGAGTGGCTAGACGAGGCGAAAGCGCAGAAAGCAATCAAAGCACTTGAACGTTACAAAGGCGCAAGGAATGCGGGGAAAACACCCGTTCTTGAAGGCTCAATGGAATATAAACAATTAGGTATGACAAACCAAGATGCGGAATGGTTACAAAGCCGCACGTTTACTATTTCCGATATTGCTCGAATTTACAACATCAGCCCAATTTTTCTTCAAGATTATTCAAACAGTAGCTATGCCAATTTCAGTGAAGCAAGCCGGGCGTTTTTATCTCAAACTTTGCGTCCGTGGCTCACTAACTTTGAACAGCAATTAAAGGACGCGTTGATGATTGATTTAATGGTCAATTCTTCAAAACGTTATTTGATTGAGTTTGACACAAGCGATCTTTTACGAACAAGTCAAAGCGAACGATTCAATAGTTATGACGTAGCAATTAAAGCGGGAGTGATGTCGCCGAATGAAGTGCGCAGACGTGAAGGCTTGCCACCTTATAACGGTGGAGATGAATTTAGCCAAGCATGGAAACAAACTGTAGAAGTTAAGCGCGGTGATGGTGGGAATCAGAAAACAGGGGTAAACGATGGCGAGAATAATTAGAGCCGGTATTTACAACAAGGTGATCACTATTCAAAAACGTAACTACAAAAAGGAACGAGAGAACAATACTTACGGCGCATCAACACCCATTTGGAAAGACGTTGCAGAAGTGCGGGCAAGTATTGAACCATTACAAGGGCGAGAATATTTTAGCGGCCCATTCCAAATGGGTGAGAACATTATAAGAATCCGCATTCGTTATCAAGAAGGAATAACAAATAAAATGCGGGTTAAGTATGGTAAACGTCTATTTGATATTTATTCGGTTATTGATAGCAGAGAATCACACAGAGAACTGCAATTAATGTGTAAGGAAGGTGAAGCCTATGGCGAACATTGATCTTGATGAAATCAAAGCGCATTTAAACATCGATCACGATTATGATGATTCATTGCTTGAAGGTTATAAATCCGCAGCCCTTGAGGTTGCACAACGCCATATCGGGAAAACCTTTGCCGATGATGAAACGGATAAAACAATCCCTTTCTATGATTCTATTAAGATTGGTTGCTTAATGTATATTGCCTATCTCTATGCAAACCGTGAAGCAGTAACCGATACAGCTAACCTTGCACCCGCACCCATGGCGATTAGTGCATTATGGGAAGTCTATAGAGAACCTTGCGCGTATTAAGGTGAATCTATGCCATATCAACCGTTAAGACGTTGTTCCTTTCCCGGTTGTCGTAACCGGGTGAAAAGCGGGCGATGTGATGAACATCAACAGAAGAAACAAGATAACCGATTGCCGGCAAGTCAGCGCGGTTACGATCATAAATGGACGAAATACTGCACACAATATCTAAAGCATAACCCGCTTTGTGTAATGTGTTTAGAGAAAGGAATCTACACACCAGCAACTGTAATAGACCATATTAAACCCGTAGAGAACGGGCAGGCTGATCCGTTGTTTTGGGTGCAATCTAATCATCAAGCCTTATGTCGTGATTGCCACAGTTATAAGACAAGAGTGATAGATAAGCGTGGTTATGGTGCGAAGAAGTAAATCAATCGTGGTTATATGGTAACGGTTGAACTATTCGTATAACACGAACACCTTATCATACAGGCAGCTAAGGAATGGTTATTATCACCATACCTTTAAAACAATCAGATAGACCGGGTGGGGGGAGTTTTGGAAAGAAAATCCGCCTTGCTAAGAACCGCCCCCCCAACTCAATTTTTACGCACGGCAATTTTTTTGAAAATATAGTAGCCGATCCAATTTTGGATCGGTCTCCTCAAATTTGAGGATAAACAACGAAACCAAAAATGGATTGGTTAAAGGTGAACGCAAAATTGCGTCGACCAAAAGAATCACAAGGAATATCAATGACACGAAAAAAGATACCCAAAGCCCCCGATTATTTAGACGATATAGCTAAATCACAATGGAAAGCGCATATCAAACAACTGATTGAACGGGGAGATATTCAAGACGCTGATTTAATCCACCTTGAAATGTACTGTACAAACTATTCTCTTTATCGGGCCGAAGTAAAAGACTTATCCGAACGAGGGTTTAGTATTACCAACTCACAAGGCACGGAAGCACGTAATCCGGCACTTACCGCCAAAGCAGACGCTGAAAAAATAATGATAAAAATGTCCGCACTTTTAGGCTTTGATCCGGTTAGTCGCCGTAAAACCCCAATAGATACCGAAGAAAAAGACGAGTTAGACGAACTATGAAAGCGTGGGAAATGTACGCACAGCAGGTTAAAAGCGGTGAAATTATCGCTTGCAAACGCATAAGACAAGCCGTGAACCGTTACTTTCTAGACTTAGAAAACCCGAATTTCTACTTTGATAATGCCATTGTGGAACGGTTTATTAAGTTCTCCCGGTTATGCCCGCACGTTAAAGGACCACTGCGAGGAAAGCCAATCGAGCTTTCAGACTGGCAAATCTTCCTGTTTGCGAATCTACTAGGCTTTAAATACAAAGACACGGAATTGCGTAAATATCGTTCCGCTTATGTACAAGTTGCCCGCAAAAACGCAAAATCAACCGTGGCCGCTGTGCTTGCCAACTGGTTTTTATTAATGGAAAACGGACAACAGGATATTTACACCGCCGCCGTCAGCCGAGACAAAGCCCGAATTGTCTTTGATGATGCCCGTCAAATGTGCTTATTATCCAAACCGTTAAAAAAGCGGATCAGCATTTTGCAACACAAGATGATCAATCCCAAATCAAACAGCTTAATGCGACCATTGGCGGCTAAATCAAGCACCATTGAGGGAACAAATCCTAGCCTTGCCATTCATTTACACCCGGATAACAGCGTTTATAGCGCCTTAGAATTAGGTCAAGGCGCACGCCCCGAAGGGCTTTTATTTGCTATCACCACGGCAGGAAGTAACACCATTTCCGCCTGTAAACAACATTATGATTATTGCTGCCAAATCTTAGAGGGAAACGAACAAAACGACAGTATTTTCATCATGATTTTTGAATTGGACGAAGAAAGCGAAATAGATAACCCGGAAAACTGGATAAAAGCCAATCCGAATATTGGCAAATCCATTCCTTACCTTGATTTTGAGAACACCATTAAAAAAGCCCGTGGCATTCCGTCTGAATGGGTAGAAATGCTCACTAAACGCTTTAATGTCTGGTGTCAGGGAACAACACCATGGCTAGGCGAAGGAAATTGGGCACAATGTACTAGAGACTACACCGAAAGCGATTTACTGCATCAGGATTGCTATTTAGGGTTGGATTTATCCAGTACGAACGACTTAACCAGCCTTTGCTACACCTTCCCACAAGGGAAAAAAGTGCGGTTACTTACGCGCCACTATATCCCCGAATTTCAGCTTGAGAACGTGGCAAATAAAAACCGGGCCATATATCAAAACTCGGTGCGAAATGGTTGGCTTATTGCTACAGAGGGTGACTGTATCGACTATAACAAAATCCGAGATGATATTTTAAAAGATGCCGAAAACTTCAATATCAAAATGATTGGCTTTGATGTATGGAACGCCACCCACCTTAGGACCCAATTACAAGCGGCTGGGCTTGAGGTTGAACCATTCCCACAAACCTATCAACGCTTTAGCCCAGTGGCAAAAAGTACGGAAGTGCTGATTAATCGCCAAGTGATAGAACACAACGGCGATCCGGTGCTTGAATGGGCATTATCAAACGTAGTGATGGAAACAGACGCAAACGCAAACATTAAGCCAAACAAGAAGAAGGCAGCGAATAAAATCGATCCGGCAGTGGCTTTCTTGATGTCATTCGGAACCTATCAACTTGAATATGGTGATCTGATTTTTGAGTTATCAGAAGAACACAAACAAGCACTAGAGAATTTCAACGGACTAGACTTATGAACATAGAGTTACTAAATACGCTCGCTTATGCATTAGTGCTTTATTCTCTTTTTTATTATTGGAGTAAATAAAATGGCAGCAAAAATAGAAGGTTTAAAAGAACTTGAGCGAAATATTAAACGCTATGTAAAAGATACACAGAAAGCGGTAAAACCATCAATTAGAAAAGCCCTAAATGCCGGTGCAAAATCGCTTAAGAAATCAATTAAACCTAAAGTACCGGTTATTAGTAAAAGTACCGATTTTCGCCAAAAAGGCACAATAAAAAACAATGTTCGCCATAAAACAAAAGTCGCCAAACACGGATTAAGCGGAATTACAACGATCAAAGTTATACGTCCTAAAGGTCAAAGAATGGCGAAAGTAGGAGAAAATACCAAAGATAGACGAGATCCATTTTACTGGTGGATGGTGGAATATGGCACGGTTAAAATGAAAGGTCGTCATTATATGGAAAAAGGCGCGCAAACCGGCAAAACTGAAGCGCTGAGAATAACGGAAGAAACCTTTAAAAAAGAACTTAAAGAAAGAATGCCAAAATGAACAAAAGCCCGTAATCACTACGGGCTTTTTTGTTTAACCCCAAAAGGAAAAACATGAAATCACCAAAACGATAAGACAACCGAACTTGATTTGTCGCCAATATGCGCTATCAAAGGTTTTCAATCGGGCGGTTTACTCTTTCAAGCTCACCGCCAACTAAAGAACTATGCAAATATGCCTAAATACATAGTGCCAATATTATACAACGCCCAATCATTGAGATAAATAGCCGTAGCTTATAGGGGTTTAACGATTAAAGATTGAACTAATACAATGAATGATATGTAATCATAATTGACTACAGATCATTCTTAAT